TAAATAATACTTGACAATATTAAAAAGATTTGATAAGATAATAAAAGAGATTAATAAAGTAACTTAATCAAATAGTTAAGGAACTCTTTAAAGAAAAGCTAGTATAAGCACTGCAAAGCAGATAATTACTAAAAGATACTTGACAAGTGAGAGAGAGAGTGATATACTTAATCTTAAGAAAATAAATAAAATTAAATAAATAGCCAAACATAAATGGCACGAGTGGAGTTGAGAACATGGTAACTACATTTACCAAGTATCCTAAGCAACACTGCAAGGTATCAGGTCGTGAGCAAAACGTATCTAGATGCCAGAGTAGAGGACATCAGCAATGTATTCCTACTGCTAAGGATCACTTAAGAGTAACTGAGTATAACTTTCACGCTTTGAGTAGCGTGTCAGATATGCCAACTAAAAGACAACAGAAGACGAATAAGACTAAGGGCATTGGTGGTGCAATGGCTAAGGATTGGCTACCTGTTAAAGCCCCTAAGAAGAAGTTCCCTAGAACTAGGGACAATCAAAGATTTACTTACTATATGTAGTATTGACTTGAGAGAGAGAGTGTGGTAGTATATAATTAAATAGTTAGATAAGCCTACTAACAATAAATAAACAGGCACTATATAAAGTGATTGGTCAATAGCAATTGCAGACATAAACTACAAGATAGGATATGTTTTTCAGAAATGAATATTGATCAATTACAGAGAGTGAGATCGGTTGCATCATAGGGAACGGAAAGGTTCTAGAACAATAGTCATGCCTCGATACAATCGATGCTCTGCAGTCGGTCACACTCTCACACATAACAACAATGAAAGGATAAGTTATGAACATAAAAGAAAAAGCTAAGATCATACAAGAAACGTATAGCGATCTATACTTTCTTAGAGGATTACATATCAAGATCAATCTTGATAGCCTAACTGATCTTACATGGAGAAATGAGAAAAGTTGGAGAGGTTGGTTATCTAATTCTGGTAGGAAATACGGCAAGATATGGACTCTAAATTTTGCTAGTAAGTATTGGGCAGTCAAGCAGTTAGCAAGTGCAGTAACAACACGCACACCAAGTCTAAAAGATATACACGTCTTGAGAGATGATTATGTTATGGCACACCAAACAGCAACAGAATTTGGTAAAGCCAAACTAAAAAGAAGAATGAAACACTTAGATAAAATATTGCAGATAGAGTTTACAGACTTTCTGCCAGAAAGAGAGGATTAAAATGAAAGATTATTTAAAATGTACAAACGATAATGTTCAAGAATATATAGATGTAATATATTCAGTTATGCACGATGAAGATGAAATTGAAAAACTAAGAGAAAATTCTTTATCATCTGAAAATTTTAGAGAGTGGAAAAAATTAACACATGAGAACAGAAAACTTTTTCAAATAATTCAATTGTTAAAGGAATACGCAATAATAAGTTCTATTGAATAAGGAGTAAAAATGAAAGAAGTAAAAAGCGACGTAGAATTTATATCTGCTGTAAGACGTCTAAATTTTATAGAAAATCTTTTTATTGATAATAGAATCCGTTTAACAAAACAAGTGGATAAATTACATGAAAGTAACAGTTCTAATTACAACTCAATAGTAATTAATGATATTAAAAACACTATCAAAAGAATTGAAAAATATAATAAAGATTTATATTTAGCAAATTTAAAAAAGAATTATCAAATAAATAAAGATAATATTTTATAAACAAGAAAGGAGAAAAAATGAAAGAGTATGAGATTGAGATACACGTTACAACAAGAAAAAAAGTAACGATAAAGGCTCACACAGAGGTACAAGCAATCACAACTGCTGAAGTAGATGTTGCTGAAATGCTGATGCAAGATGAAGAGTCAGGCAGAAATAAATATGTAGGTGCTGAAGTAATGACACCTCTACAAACTGAACTAGAATGGGAGCAAGAATGATTAAATGTAAATATTGTAATCGTAAATTTATAACGATAGATGAATTAAATATTTGTCATTATTGTTATGTAAATGTTTATAGCAAGGAGCAAGAATGATTGAAACTAATACTTGTGATAAATGCAAAATTGTAGAACCTGTAATTGATTTGGTTTGGGATACTGATGATGAATGGTGGGATAGTAAATGGGCAAAGCAAAATAATCATGTCGCATTATGCGAGGAATGTTTTTACGATAAGGAGCAAGAATGAAAAAATATTGGGTTGAAGAATGGTCGCAAGATACAAGACGCTTTGAGATTGTATCTAATCATGTGTTAGATGCTGACATTTTAGAGTCAACTTACTTTCATGGAGCAGGGTCGTATGATGAGAAAGCAGATGCTGAAGACATCACA